AGTTGTCTACACTGAAAAAGACGGTAAGAAAGTACTAGACAGAGATAAGTTACGTGAAGCAGGTTTACAAAAGACCCGTGAGATAATGACAGGGGAATTGGTAGATGCGGATGGTAAGAAGATTCAAATTAACCTACCTGAAGATTCTTTAACTGTACCTATACTAGATGCTAGAACTTTTGATGGTTTGATAGCTACACTTATTGACTTCAAAAAAATTGCACCAGAAGAGTTTGGAAAGAAAGGCGAACGTGCCATTGATACTATGGTACGCCTGACCCTTGAACGTAAAATAGAACCAACTAAAGTGATGCAGATACTAGCCGACAATGGACTCACGTTTGAAGAATTTATTGTGGGATCATTTGGGTCTGTATCAAAAGCAGGTGAAGTGCTAGGTACATTTAGCGCATTAGGTAAAGTTAAACCTAAAAATATTCTTAACGAGATTGACTCAAAGGTAGCAATAAAACAAGAAGAAGTATTCTCTGCGTTTTATAGCAGGTACTTTCTGCGTAGTGAGGCATTAGCTAAAGGTGCGTTGGTTGCACCAGTAGCCGTGGCTGTACGTAACCTTGCTAGTAGTATTATACGTTCTCCTATGGAAGTATTAAATAACGTATTGTCTAACACTATGCTTGAGTTCTCACGTAGGGGTATTAAGGGCGGTGGTAAAGCACTTATACCTATGACAGATAACTCTGTCTGGCGTGGGGCACTTGATCCGTTAAAGTATATGTTTAGTGATCCTCGTAGTGCAAAGCATTTTTCTGATTACATATTAGAGCAATCACCAGATCACTTGAAAGTAATCCGTAACTCACTAAATGAAATACAACTTCAGTTAGGTAGAGGGCAAGCAAGTAAAAAGAACAATCCAATAGCTGCTGCAGACAGAGTGTTTGATACAATTATGTCTGATGCAGAGGACATGGTTGCTCTATTAAATACACCTAACCGTATACAAGATCAACTTATACGTAACGCTACATTCTACTCAGAACTCAAGCGTATCGTTAAGCGTGAGTACAACATAGACTTTGAACAGGCTTTGGAAGAAGGTAAGTTAATGGACTTCTTTAGGGACTCTGAAACTGTACGTCCTAAAGATGCTCCTAGCTTTTCAAACCTTCTTGATCAGGCAGCTAACAAAGCATTGCGTGTTACGTACTCCGCTGCGCCTGATAACCCAGTATTGCGTAAGGTAGCAAACTTTATTTCTAAATCACCTGCAACTATTTTCGTACCGTTTCCACGCTTCATTGCTAACGGCTTTGAATACTTCGCTGAGATGGGTGCGGTAGGATACCTTGCTACTGGTGGCCTACCGATTGGTGGTGCTGTTAAACCACTAGCACGTAAAGTATACGGCATGTTTGATAGAAGTATGCGTGGTCCGTTGACTGTTAGAGAGACTGAAGCAATTGCCAACAACATGATTGGTGCAGGTATCTTTATGGGTCTTACTGAACTGTATGATCGTATGTCACCTGAACGTATAATTGAAGAAGAGACTGATGAAGATTTGCGCAATCAGCGTTCTGAAAACTATAAGCAGTTTCGTGTACCATTTACAAATTTCGAAATGGATATGACTGCCGACTATCCTATTGCACAAATGAGTTGGATTATACAGGCTACACGTGAACGTAATCGTGGTACGTTTGACCAGTGGGATGCAAAGAATGATTGGTTGGAATTGTTTGCTGGAGCACAGTCACGTACTGGTGTTACTAACGTACTTGTAGAAGAATTTACAAATATACTTGGTGATGTTGACAAGGAAGCAGATCAAGCTAAACTAGACCAGACTATTGGTAAAGCACTTGGTGCCTATGTCACACGTTTCGTTAACCCATTATTCCAGATTGTTGAAGCTGAACGTAAGATGGGCTTTAGAACCACTGAACGTAAAGAGGCACGTCAAGACTTCTTAATCACAGACCCTAACTTCCAACTTGGCTTTACACGTCAGGCAAGATCACGTGGATTGATGGACCCAGATGCGGAAGCAGCATTAGATCAGAAGCAAACCATTACCGATACAGGTGAGACACGTGATAACATTATGTGGAGAGTGCTCGCAGGTAGATCACTACGTGATCGTAACTCAACACTAAACTTCTTTTCAAATATAGGTATTGATGATCCTAACTACGATCTTGGGAGTAAACATAAGATGATCTCTGTACAGACCTATCAGAATGAAAAGGTCAGTGAAAAGATGCCTATGTTTATTGACTTGGCTAGATCGGCAGGAGCACGTGCAAGAGCACAATGGAATAAAGATGATGCTCTGCAAGAGTCCTATACAGAACCAGAGTATGTACGTATATACATGCGGGATAGCATTAAAAACAATATTAATAAATACAGAAGTACGATAGGTGAGGGCAAAGGTATGATCACCAACAGAATTGAAACACGGGTTGACCAGTTCATGGCTCTTGGTAAAGATCGTCGCAGAATGGCTGAAGCCGATTTCATACGCAGAACAGGTAGAGAGATCGACTTTGGTGATTACAAAGACCTAGAAAGGTTGCTCACCTATGCAGGTGTAGACATAAAGAAACGTAGATAAACAAAGGGGGCCATCACAGCCCCCTCTTTTATTATCGGTTGTCACCTGACCCTTGAATGACACCCCTTGATTTCCTGTCATGTAGTTTACGAAGATTGTTCTTTGCAATTTCTTTCATATCTACATTCAGGTCACGGCACAGTGCCGCAATATACCATAAGCAGTCCCCCACTTCATCTGCTATGGCATTTCTGTCAAACTTCCCATCACGTAATATCTTCTTTACTTTATTGGCAACCTCACCTGCCTCTGCTGCCAGACCTAGTGCAGGATAGATTACCTGATGTTCATGTTTGTAAATAGCAGTCTCTGCTGCCATGTCTTGATAAGACTTAAAGTTTAGGCTTTCGTACTTTTGCTCCATGTATGCTTTAGCCTCGTCCTCTAGCTTCATATTCCTTTACCTTCTCAAGCTGCTCGTAGTAGGCAGTATTAAACCCCCTAGTCCACTCACGATTCTGCATCGTGTCTGTATGGTAGGGGCAGTTAATTCGCCCCCGTTTAAAGTCTCCGTACCCTTGTTCGTATTGAAACTTTAATGGTGCATCATATTTACCTAGACCACGTTCTTTTCTAGTTTTGTTGTGTGAATAAGACATATGATATTCTCCTTATGCTATGTTGATTAACTCTGCTTCTGTGTAAGGTACGTGATAGAACAACTCTCCTTTGAGAATGTTTCTACCTTTGGCTTCACCTAGACGATCCTTTGTAAGGCTTGTGTCTTTGATGCGCCACGCTTGCTTCAAATCTTTGCGGAAGATATAGAAGTTAAGTACCCCATTTTCCCCTTCGTATTTATCTAATAGCCTACTCTTACGTTCAAGGATACGTATATCCTTCCAATGTGTAGGCCAATCTCCATCCCATGCTAACTTTACTTCTGCTTCATTGAAGTATGTATAATCTTTTTTAGATGATACAATATCAGCACCGTAGTTTTCTTCTGTGCTCTCAATCTCATGTCCTGAGTTTTGCAGATATTGTACGAGGGCATCCTTTGCAGGGCCATCATATGCTTCATAAAGTGCACGGCTAAATTGCTTACGAGTTGGCTGTGTCATGTTCCAAATACTCCTTTAATTCTGTGTATCCACCTATATAAGTTCCTTGAGTATTAAATATCTGTGGTACAGTTGTTATACTTGAACGCTTTAACAAATACAATAACCATTTACTGCTTGGGGATTGTATATTGTATTCAACGTAGTTAATGTTTGCTCCCTTCATCAATGCTTTTGCACTATCGCAAAAGTTACATTGATTAGTGGTTAGTATCACGTACATCTTTTCTCCATTTTAGTTCGAGTAAAAGTTTTTGTTGTTCGTATTCACTCATTATACTCCACTCTCGAATTTCGTCAATAGTTCTTTTGCACCCTGCACAGTATCCGTGTTGAATACGACACACTTGTATGCAGGGTGAAGGAACTTTGCCCAATGTAATCTTGCGATTTCTACTCACACTGTCGAAGCCCAGTTGCAGGATCGAAGTAACAAGCACCGCCTTCATCTACGTAGTCCTTGGTTTCCTCTACCTGTGGTTCCTCTACTACATCCTCAGACGATGATGCGTTTAGGATGCCATAACGTTTACCTGCTGCTCGGAAGGTAGTACAGCCAGATGCACCACCGTCATAAGCATCCATGTAAACTTTCTTAAAGTCTTCCCACGATACATTGTCACCAACGTTACATGTCTTAGAACAAGCTGAGTCAACAAAGCGTGATGCTACGTTCAATACCTTCACGTGATCGAACACAGACAGTTCATCAGCAGTCTTACCCTTCACTTTAAATACACGGTAGCCGTAATCTTCTACTCGTTCTGTCTTGGGTCCATCGAAGGTTTGGATAGTTCTATCGTAGTAATGGGAGAAGACAGGCTCGATTCCAGAGGATACGTTGTCGGCTGACAAGCTGATAGTTCCTGTTGGTGCAACAGATAGAAGATGACTGTTACGAATACCGTGCTTGCTAATAAGATCACGGATATTATCAGGCAAAGACTTAGCAAAATCAGAACCAAGATACTCTTGACTAAATAGAGGAAATGCTCCCTTCTCAATAGCCAACGAAACAGATGTAGTATATGCAACATCTCTAATTACTCCCATAATTTCTTCAAGAGTTTTTAGGAAACGTTCACTGCCATACTCAAACCCTAGTGCTTCAATAGCATTAGCTACGCCAGTAACTCCCAGACCCATACGGCGTTTGCTTTTAGCTTCTTTCTCCTGTTCTTCTAATGGATATGTAGCCCGATCAACTACGTTATCCATAGCACGAACAACATGAGGAATATCATTGCGTAGTTGGTTCATGTTGAACACGTACTTACCTTCGTGCTCAAGCACGTACTTAGTTAGGTTGAACGAACCTAGTAGACATGCACCATTTGGTGGTAACGGCTGCTCCCCGCATGGGTTAGTGGCTGCGATAGTTTCCACGTAATGCAGGTTGTTCTTCTTATTAATACGATCAATGAATAGAATCCCAGGTTCTGCCCAATCCCATGTACTGCGTAGGATGTCATCCCACAATGCACGAGCACTCACAGTTTTATACACACGTCCACCGAACTGTAGGTCAAAGTCTAAGTCATCTTTAACAGCAATCATAAATTCATCAGTCACACCCACAGAGATATTGAACTGTGTAAGTGTGTCGCTGTTATTCTTAGCACGAATAAACTCTTCAATGTCTGGATGGTCTACACGTAGAACGCCCATCTGTGCACCACGACGATGACCTGCTGATGCAATAGTCTTACATACAGCATCAAAGATACCCATGAAAGATACTGGACCAGATGATTTACTATCTAGTGATTTGATCAGTGTACCCCGTGGACGTAGCGTAGAGAAGTCGTAACCAATACCGCCGCCTAAACGCATTGTCTCTGCTGCTCGACGTGCAGCTTCCATGATGCCATCCATGCTATCTTCTATAGTCATAGATACAAAACAGTTATAGGGGGTCACACGCCGTGGTGCTCCCATTGCTGACTGTACACGCCCTGCAGGTAGGAAGCGTTGGTTGTACAGAATGTTTCTAAAATTATTAAAATGTTCTTCGTTATCTTTAAGTGCTTCAGCTACACGTGTCATAGCTTCTCTAAATGTCTCGCCTTTTGAGCGATACTTCATTGCGTGTATCTCTTCTGAGATACGTAATGTTGGGCCATAAGTTTCCATGTCTACTCCGTTAATATTTTTATTGTTCTTATGCTTATACCGTCTATGTCGTAGACGATTTCTCTCATTGTTTCTTCAACCTCTTCCTCAATGTGGCCATCAACAGGAACAGGGTAATCATCTTCATCAATCTCCAAAGTCAAGAATACTTTGACTATCATCTTTCACCTCAATTAATTTATTCAAATACCACTGGGCCTTTTTAAGGTCTTCAGTTTTATTCTTGTAGCGATAACGCCACATATATTTAAGTATGTTACCCTGTAGGTAATATTCAAAGCCATGCCCAGTTGCAGCTTCAATGGCATCAATGCACTCAATGCCAGCTTGGTTATAGTGTGGTGGTTGGTTTACATTGTCTGCCATATCAATCTCCTTAATTGAATCTTAGTTTAATTACGTTGCTATCGTCTTCTGTTTCAACAACAGGCTTACCTTCTTGTTCTAACACAGATGTAGTGTACTTGTAAAGTTTATTACGTACCTCTACATCCTGTTCCATTAATGGAATAGCAGAAAGTGTTAAGTTAGTTACCATGTCTACATGTGTGTAGTCTTCTTCATTTAAATAGTTTTCATCTAGTGTAAGGTATCCGACTGTTAACTCCCCTGTCCAATCATCATTATCATCTAGCACGGGTGAGATACGAATGATGAAATCATTTGGCTCAAAGTCTACGAATATTTTTTCTTGTTCTTTACTCATATTAACTCCTTTTTATTTTTTCTAATGGGAACTCTATTAGTTCTGGATGTGTATCTTTACCTTTCTCTTTAAGCCATTCCAGTGGTGGATAACGATCTGCGTATAGAAACTTATTACGTTCACACCAGATGCCGTAGGTTGTCTTTGCCCCCTTGCTCAGTTTAGCATTACTATTTGTAAATACAAACCGTATGTCAAGGTTAGGATGTTGCTGCTTGATCAGCTTATGTTTCCTACGATCATCTGATGTGAACCGCCCCTTCGTTTCTACTATGATGCCATTAGGCAGCACGAAGTCAGGGGTGTATGTGCGGTACATCAGGTCTTCCCATTCGATCTTGATCGCCTCATACTTTACAGGAATTTTATTTTCCTTCAAGTACTCAGTCACCTTGACCTCAAGGCCGCTACGATACCCGTGCTTCATTGCTGCGCTAAAACGTTTCATTAGAACAAGGGTTGCCAGTTAATTCGACGTACACCCAACGCTCGTAGTTCTTCATTTAAGAGTTGGTCTGCATCCTTACGTGCTTCCATTGCTGCCCGTAGACCTGCATATCGTTTCTGATTTAACTCACGTTTACGATCACGTAACTGTTCCTCAAGAAGTTTAATCTCCTCTTGTAGTTGTTCTATTTCATTTGTGTCTAACATTTAATACTCCTTCACTTCTACATATCCAACTGTCTTAGGTTCCTTGGCTTGTGATACCTTTGATGGTAACTCCTGTAGAGTAGGCCAACATTCAAAGCGGTAGTCACAGAACTTACAGTTGTCATTTAACACATAGTTACCACTAGGCTTACCACGATATGTTTCAGGTACAGCCTTGAAGCAACGCTTGAACTTGTTCTCTTTAACTGTATCAACAGTCTTATTGATCTTATCAAGTTCTTTCTCTTTGTCCATACCCTCGGCAGGTACGTACTTGAACTCCCCATTAGCTTTGTTGACTACCCACCAACCACCTGCTCTGTACCCAGATGCTTCTGAGTATCCTGCAAGCTGCCCAACGTAGCCAAATGAATCCCCCTTGGACAATGTTTCAAAGGATTCAAACTTGTTTTGGTAGGACCAAGGACTAGCTGACTTAACGTCATCCACAGCACCGTCAAGTACAAGATCATAACTACCTTTAACAGTAGTAGGATTGGTATCTCCCACCATGAGAGAGACAGTATCTGTATCTTGATATTCGACACCAGCACCTTTAAGAAGTCCTTTAAATACCGCCTCAACGATGTCTCCAATCATCATGTTCATTACAAATGTCGAAGGCTTCGGCAGTGCAGTCTCAGGTTTGTTCTTGTCAAACCATAACTGACAAGTCGGACGCCCAATGTTGGACATCCGTAGTGTAAACTCGTCACGAGACTTACCACTGCCGAACTGACGTAGTACTGCTGCCGCAACTTCTGCGCCAATCTCTTGAGCCTGTTCGTCTGTGAACGTGCTCTTTCCATTGGCTGCATCAGTCATGAACTTATGCAGCTTCAATTCGGCAGGGTGATGCATTAAGAGAAGTCCTCTTCACTGATGTCGATAAAATCATCAACTGTTGCAGTATCT